TCACGCTCTGAGTGACCTGAGTGCACTGTGATGTTTTTATTAAACTTAATTTCAGAAGCTTTTTCTGTGTACTTTCCAACAAACCAGGGGGATTTATCGATGCGTGTTCTAAACCCTTTAAAGAAAACATTGTTTGCCTGCTGTGCGTTAATAGCAATATTAATAATATCAATTGAGTCTCCAGGAGGTTTTCCGTAATATGATGCTGGATCTTTAAGGCACAATAGTAAATATACTATATAGGCAACTGATATAGTTGAGCAGTAATCTTTTCCAGATCCTTTACCTAACTGAGCAACAACCTCATTGGCTGTTTGCTTAAACATTCTAACGCCTTCTTCTTCGCCAAACAACTTAATTAAAGTTGACTCTTTATAAATCTGTGAACTCTTTTCAATAAGAGTATACTGATATTCAGATAATGGTGGCAGGCCCAAGTAATCTGGGCTTTGAACAAATGTTCTTAGATCTACTGGGCGTTCATCAAACTCTTCGCCATCTAGTATGTCAATTAGATCATCAAAATTAAGATCCACTTACGACCTCCGCATCAAGTATGACAGGCTCAACTATTCCAGTTATTTGAGAAAGGCGTTTTGCAACCTCCATTTTACACTTAGGGCAGGTAGCCGTAACTTCTTTTAATATTTTTACAAGTATGTCTTGCTTTCTTTCAGTATCTGCAATCTGTGTTGCTAGCTCTGCATTGTCAAGTAATCCGACCTCTTGTAGCATGCCAATTCTTTTTCCTTCAATATCCGCAATAAGCTTTAGGGCAGTGGCTTTAACATTTAATTGTCCCTGAGTATCAGCATCTTCTACGGTCTTCCACGCTTCTTTAATAAGCATTGCGTAGTGACGGTCTGCTCCAGATATAGCCTCTTTAGCCCTGTCACGGGCCGCTGTGTCGTTGTGAGCAACGGTCTTCCACTCATCTACTAACTCAACTACTTCGGCTCTCTTAAAGCCTGTGATGGCGGCAATCTGGGTGGGGTTGTTACCTTTAAGCAATTCTGAAACCACAGTATTCATGCGGTCAAAATGGTGGGTTAATTCTATATCAGACATATATTAGAGTATACTCCTAGTCGACTAAAAAATCAACCTAGTTTCGCTATTTTATATAGAATTAAATATCCAATTAAATCATCGATATCATTATCTCCAGCGTATCCTTGGTTATTCTTAACTCTATTTAGTTTATCATCAATACGAACCTTTAATTGTTCTGTTGAATCCGCCGTTGAAAATATTCTTGCAGGTTCTAAAGCCGAGTTGCCATATGATATATTCTTTTCAATTAACATGTGTGCAATTTCATGGCATGCTCCCCAGATCTTATTGCCTGCTGGAGCACCTACTGATCTTAAATACAAATCATTACAATGAAACTGAGATACATCTTCATATACTGGTTTTAACATTATTCCGCCCTCTTGTTTAATGTTGCAATAAAATGATCCTCAATAGGATTATTGGGGTCTGTTGAGTACTCTATGGTGTCAATTATAAAATATTTCTCTACAATTGGCAATACCTGTGAGGCAGAATGATCAATCCATGTTCGACTATGCAGAACCAGTCTGTCCACTATTTGAGACAGATCATTTAAATATGAATCTAATTCTGAGTCTTCAATGTGCTGAAAGACTAAGCTTGCCAAAACTGTATCTATCTTGAGGCTTTTTACATACTCCCAATCTGATGTGTAGGTTATGTTTGACAGCCTGTTTTCTTCTGGAACTAGGTTGATCATGCTAGGAAGATCAAAAGAAATAACCTTATCATATGTTTCTGAAAGCGCTACTGAATTTCTTCCTACCCCGCAACCAAAGTCTAGGGATGTTGATCCGCTTCCAAATAGGGACTTGACTTCATCATACACTGGCATATCTTTAAATTGTCCTGTATATCCAGTAAGAATTAAATCTCCTGCTGTTTGTTCGTTAGCATTTAGCCATACATCTTTACTCATCGTTTTTTAATTAGCCCAAACTTGTCTAATGCTCTCTGTATAGTCATAGCAGAAACCTTGCACTCTTCGGCAATTTCAGTTACCGTTTTCTTTTGAACAACATATCTTCTATACATCCAGGTCTGGCTTTGATATAGTTTCATCGTTCTGTCAACACCTTATTGGCATAGTGAGCAATTCCAAATGAGTCTGCTACGTCGAAGTCGTTTAAATTAATGCTATATTTTTTATTAAAGTATTCTACTGTTCTTTGTTTACGCATATTACGTAGCTGAGTTTTATACCAAGAGTCTGCGTAGCCTGGATTCTTTGCTCTTATACCCGCCTTCTCATCCTTTGTGGGGTTCTTGTTTCCAATGTATGCTTGCCAAGAACTTGGAGAAATTGTGATAACGCTAGAGCCAGTAGCCATAAGCTCAGCAATAACTACTCCGTAAACATAAGATAGTTTTATTACAGCATCGGGAGATCTTACAAGGATAGCGCCCTCTACAGCAATGTAGTCACTTTTTAACTCATCAAGCATTGCATGCATTTTAACCTTAGCATCATATATCTTTTCGTATATGTCTGAGCCAACCAGATCAACCTTACCCCACTTAAGAGGAATATCGTTTTCCATTAGGCAAAAAGCAATTGAGTTTGTAGAGGCGTCTATACCTAGCACCCTATTAGCCTTAGTCTTTACAAGGTCAGCTAATTTCATTTAGCCTGTCCAATATAGTAGATCTTTGCGTAATGTCTATTTTTTTCTGGCAAGATGCACAAAGAGTAGTATCATTATATCTGCTAAGCTGTGCCCCGCATTTCTTACAGCCACGAGTTGCGCCCTGCCTAATTGCTTTCTTTTCATAATACTTTTCCATAATTCTTTTATTTGTTGCAACTCTGCAGCACTCGTCATTATGGTATTTTTGGTTATGTGTTTTTGGTTCAAACTCCTTAGCACAATCTTTGTTAGCGCAAATCATGTCTTGGGTACCGCAAACAATTCTATCTGAACGGTTCCGACTGGAGTTTCTTTTGAATAGCATTCTTTCTTTACTGGACAATATGTGCAGGGCAGCTTGTACTTGGATGCTCCTGCTGGCTTCATTGGAAGATCGCCATCCTTAAAGTTATCCCAAACTTCCATCATCCAGATAAAAGTATCTTCAATTATCTTAGTATTTTTTTCGTTCATTGAAATTGGAATAACTATAATCTCTTGGGTATTCTTGTTTTCATATAAAAAGAATCCCTCTTTTGCATTCTTCAACTTCATGTACGTCAAAAGCTGTAGCATGTGGTTTGGAGTTGGTTTCATTTCAGATTGACGAGCATCCCAAACCTCTTGCTTAGCAGTCTTGATTTCACCGATAACAGTCTCTCCATCGTATTCCATAATTAAATCTATGAAGCCACGAATAGGAGGATAGTCATTAATAATTTCTTCTTCTTCTGCTCTCCACTCTGGCATAGTTTTAATTAAATTTTGAAGTCTTTCATGTGCCTGTGTACCTTGTGCCATGTTAGCAACGGCAACTGCATCATTATCATCAATAAACATTGCACCACTAAATGCCATATACCAATATCTAGGGCAAGTTCCGTGGCCATACCCTAAAGAGCTAGGACTAAATGACTTCTTGGTCATGTCTCCATCAGGACGCTTTGTATTTCTATACGCTTCATCAAGCAATGTGGCAAACTTTTCTGGGTCAAAGAACTTCCCTGTGTGCTTTTTAAACTTAAGGTTCTTTACAATATCTCTAGCCATTTATGAGTTGTACCTAACGACATACTTAAGTGCATCTACAAGTTTGTCTATGGACTCCTTTAGTGAGTAATAAACATTCTTTTTATTGTTATTTGTGGTTCCAGCTTTATCTTTTGCAATGGTTGAATAGTACGAAGCCATAACAGCAAACTTTGTCGACATTGCCTGTAACTCCATAATAAGCATAGGAGATTTAGCTGACGGAACATCTGGATTTAATAATAGCTTTACTACAATAGCCAAGGCCTTATCTAGGTGTTCATCCTTCATGAACTCGTGTAGATCATTAAACTCTGTGATCTGACTTATTAGCTCAAGGGTATTTTTATCTTCCGCCATTTTTAATCCTCTTATCCCATTTATCTACAAACAAACCTAGTCCGTAACCAATTACAAAACAAGCTAAGGATATTAGTAGCATGCTAGTCATTGCTGTCCTCCCAAAACTGGATCAGTTCTTCTAAAACCGCCCACTCAATAATTCCAAGTCTAACCTTGGAATCCGTTCCAATAATAATCTTTAATGCTGGGTGCATATCTCGATTAACTTTAAATGTATCTGTACATATCTTTGCCCAAACTTCTTTATTTAAAGTAAAAGATTTAGATGCTTCTTTATAATCTACAAGAAACTGGTTCCATTTAGCATCACCTTTTTGATAATCCCCACGACCACTATTCTTTTGAGCCTTAGCGCCATCTCTTTTTACTTCTGATCTTTCTGACACTAGTTAACCTTAAAAATTGTATTGTGTCCTTTAGAGCATGTCCAAGACATAACTAATTCTATTGGATCCCATGTGGCACCGTTGACATCTTCATCACACTTAGCACACGCTTTAAGCCCTGGAATGCGTTCTAGTTCATATTCCTTTTGCTTAATATCTTTATTTAAAAACTCATCGAGATTTGGCATCAATCTCCTCACGAAGTTTATCTGCAACTTCTTTATTATCTCTAAGATACTGAACTGCCTTAGCCCTACCCTGAAGTCTTTCTCCATTAACCGTATACCAAGCCCCGCCTTTTTCTACAACGCCACACATTTCTGCAACGTCTAGGGTTTCGCCTATCCCGTCTACACCAAGAGTTTCCCCTTGGTAATAAAAGTCGTATTGTCCCGATAGATTTGGGGGACCGAGTTTGTTGTAATCAATAATCCAGTTAACTGGTCGCCCAACCCTTTGCTCAATGATCTTGTCGCCAACCTTAACCCCAGCTTTAATAGCATTCGCCTCAGCTTCAGACGACCAGAGCTTAATGACAGTGGAAGAAAAGAACTTGACTGCCATGCCACCTGTGGGGATGTGACTAGCATGCATAGATCCAAATTGATTTCGTTGTTGTGAGATGAGTACAAGTAATGTGTTTTTGTTTGCATAGTTTAACATCTTGACTGCGTGGGTCATATCCTTTGCTTCAGCGCCGATTTGCTTTGTATCTTGCAAATCTTTCATTTCATTTCCATCTTTTTCAAAATAAATTCCTGGGAGCAATGCAGATATAGAATCAACAACAATCATATCTACTCCAGCTTCCATAAGCTTTACTCCAACATCAACCATATCATTAACTGTTTTTGCTGAAGAATAAATTAACTTAGATGAGTCTACGCCCAAAGACTCTGCCCATGCCTGATCGTAAGAAGCTTCAGCATCAATCCATGCACAGGTCTTGCCTTCTTTCTGAGCAATCGCTATCATCTGTAAACAAAAAGAAGATTTTCCAGCAGACTTATTGCCCCATACAAGGACCTGTCTACCGTAACCTAGACCTCCACGAAGAGCCATGTTTAATCCGATGCTTGGTGTTTTTTGTTTTTCAACAACAACATTTTGTGCTGATTGAACTCTTGCTCTTGTTTTTGGATCTAGCTTTGCTAATATATCATCTAGTGAAATTTTCATTATTGCTCTATTCTCTCTTCTTCTATTGTAGCATTTAAATTAGTTTTTGTCTCTCTTAAGCTAAATGTAAATGATGGATCCTCTTCGTTATAGTCAATAACTAATTCTTTTTCTGAATTACTTGCATCTAAAAATCTTAGGGTAGGAACTGTTAATTTACCGTACTCTTCTAAAACAGCAACTAAAACCTGATTTATACTTATAGATGTTACCAAGCCCTCGATATCGTCTGTCACTTTATTTCCTTTACCATTAAGGTGCCGTCATCTAGTTTAGACAAAACTACTTGGCACACCATTCCCTCACGCATTTTTGCTAAGGCAATTTTATACATACTAGAAAAAACAATAGCTCTAGTTAAATTCTTATCTTTATCTGACATTACAATGTGGGCCATGGTTTTGCCAGCCTTTGTTTTATATGGAGTAAAGTCTACTACAAAGTACTGGTCTTCTTCAAGAGCATACTCTTTACGATATAGGAAGTCTACAAACGAATCCTTAGATTGAGGATTAATATCTTGCACCTTTACATACCTTGCAATTCTATTATCTCCTACTAATATAAAGTACATCTGATTAGTTTCAATTGGAGTTTGCTCATTATGAAATAGACCAATAGATCCAGTTTCATCTACCAATTCAATTCTTGCCCAGCCGTTTCCTCTTTTAATTGACTTAGCCATTCCAAACATAACGAATGAACCTAGGTCATCAAATTCAGAGATGGGCCTTGCTTGAGTTTTAATTCTTGGCGGTAGGTCTAGATTAAATGTGGGAATGCCTAGATACTCGTAGTAGTTATCTTTCTCATTGCCTGCCCTAGGATTATCTTCAAACGCTGCTGCGCCAATTGAATTTAATGCTGATATTGCTCTGCTGTTAATACCGCTTCCCTTTTTAGAAGCTTTCTCAATAAAATCTTTATAGTCTACAAACGGCCTTTTATCTATTAACTTGTTTGCAATGTTATCAGAAATAAACTTAACCTCTGCCAAGCCAAATCGGATGGCATCTTTTTGTAACGAGAAGTAAATGTCTGACTCATTAATATGAGGAAGTAGTACTTTAAGCCCTAGTCTTTTAGCCTCAATTAAATATTCTGTTCTGACGTCTTTGTCGTTTTCGTTTTTAAGAATCGAGAACATAAACTCCAGAGGGTAATAAGTTTTGAGCCAAGCAGTATAATAAGAAAGCATAGAGTAAGCAACAGCGTGGGAACGATTGAACGAATACCCAGCATGCGCCTCAAATGTGTGCCAGAGCGTTTCGGCTTGCTTCTTAGAAATGTGTTTTGAAGCCCCAATAATAAACCTATCTTTGAATTCGTCGAACTCTTTTGCATCCTTCTTCTTTCCAATAATCTTGCGGACCTTGTCAGCCTCTGACCAAGTCATACCACCTAAGTGTACGCAGGCCTGCATAACCTGCTCTTGATATATAATAACACCATAAGTATTCTCGGTAAAAGGTTTCATAATGGGATGAATATACTGCACCGCTTCTTGACCGTGCTTACGCTTAATATAAGAAGATCCAACAGTATTCATAGCTCCTGGACGAACCAATGCGTTTGATGCCGCTAAGTCTTCAAACTTGTCTACTCCCATTTTAATTAAGAGGTTTGTGTAAGGAGTCGCTTCTGCTTGAAACACGCCTTTAGTATATCCTTCGCTAAGAGTTTTATACACAGAAGGATCATCTAAAGAAAGACTAGAAAGAACAATGTCTTTACCAGTACGTTCTTTAATAGACTTTAAACTATCTGATATAACAGACAAGGTCTTTAGCCCAAGGGCGTCAAGTTTGATAAGTCCTATGTCCGCAACAGTATCCATATCATATGCAACTACTGGAATTCTTCCAGAGACATCATCGCTTGCATCTGCTCTAGATTCAACTGGAGCATATTTTCTAAGATCATCTTTTGCAACAA